TCGCCAAGCGTGACATAAAATCACCTAACATCGCCGACGCATTCATTATGTCGTTTTCATCAATGCGCAAGCCGTTCCATATACCTGACGAGGTTCTGCAATGAAATTTAACATACCGAGTTCGGTATTGGATGAGCCGGTTACCCAGCGGTTTCATGAAAAATACCAACCTTTACCGGGTGTGGTTCCGGAGAGTGATGCTGGTAAAACCGCGCTTGCGATGGACTCAACGCCTTACGATGCCATCAATTCTGCGGTTATGGCTAACTCTGACACGGCTGTGTTTATGGGGTTCCCTGCACTGGCGACCCTGGCGCAACAGTCTGAGTATTACAACCTTGCTCAGGTGGTGGCTGATGAGATGGTCCGTAACTGGATAACTATTAAGTCGAGTGAGGAGAATAAAGACCGCGTAGACCTTCTGGACGAAGCACTGACTAAGTACGACATTAAGCGCCTTATTCATGAATCTGTGAAGCAGGATGCGTTATTTGGAGTCGGGCATATATTTGTCGGTGTAGACGATCAGGATTTCAGTCTTCCTCTTGTTCTGGATTCCAGGGCCATTCCCAAAGGTGCAAAACTGTCATTTAAACCTGTTGATCCTACATTCACCTACCCGGCGATGTACAACGCTACAAACCCGATGGACCGAAATTTCTATAAACCGGAATCATGGTTCGTCATGGGGCAGAGAGTTCATGAGTCGCGTTTTATCGATATCGTCAGCCGACCGGTGCCGGATATTCTGAAACCGTCGTATAACTTCGCCGGTTTGTCACTGACTCAGCTTATGATGCCGTATGTGAACGACTGGACGGCAATGCGTCAGAATGTTATCAAAATTGTTCGCACGTTGCGTATGCGGGCACTGAAAACTGACATGGAAGCAAGGTGCCAGAACACTGCTGAGTTTGATAAGCGAATAAAGTTATTCGTGCGTGATCAGGATAATTTTGGCGTGTGGGCATTGGATAGTGAGGAGGAGTTTTTCCATCAGCAGACAAGCCTGTCCGAGTTATCCAATTTGCTTTCAAACTATCAGGAGCAACTTTGCATTCCAGCCCGAATTACCAATTTAAAATTGCTTGGCAACGCTCCGGCGGGATTAAACGCATCCGGACAGTCAGAGCTTGATACATGGCATGAAACCGTATCAGGGATGCAGGAGCGCGATATACGCCGTGCGTTGGAAACCATCATTAAAATTATCCAACTGGTCGAGTTTGGTGACATTGACGAATCTATCTACTTCGACTTTAACCCGCTTGATGAAGTCAGCGAAAAAGACGCTGCCGATATCATCCGGACGAAAGTTGAAACGATAGCGGTCGCCAGTGACTCGCAGATTATATCTCCGGAAGAGGCGCGTGCAGCCCTTAGCAATATCGAAGGGATGGAGTTCATCAAGGATATGTCTGATGAGGAGTTTGCCGAATGGCAAGAAAACCAAAGCGACTACGGACCGTTAACTACAACGCCGGAAATATGAAGTGGTACAAATCTGCACTTACCCGCCTTATCCAGTCCATGAATAAAGATGTAAAACAATCCACGCTGAATCTCTTTGCTGATCAGATACCGCCCGTCGATGTGGTGCGGCATACGCTCGGTCAGCTTTCTGATATCTGGCTGGAGCGGTTTTTATCTCACTCCGGAATGATCAGCGAGGAAATGGCAGACCGCACCATCAAATCAGCCGATATCAACATGCACCAGATGGCAAAAGCCGCCGACTTCACAATCAGTATGCGCTGGACGCCTGAAATGCAACAGGTTAAGGATGCAGTGATTGCGGAAAATGTCAGCCTTATCAAATCAATCCCTGAGAAATATTTCACAGAGGTTGAGGGTATGGTGTACCGCAGCATTGCGCGGGGAGGCGACAGGAAGGGGTTGGCTGATGAGATAGAAAAGAGCTTCGGCAAGCGTGACGGAATAACCCGCAGGCGGGCAGATATTATCGCCAAGGACCAGATCCGTAAGGCAACCAGCGCCCTGACTATCACAAGGCAGGAAGCTGCAGGCGTCACTCATGGCATATGGATTCACTCGGCGGGACAAGCCAATCCCAGACATAAGCATGTCGAGGCTCACGGAAAAGTATTCAAGCTGTCACAGGGTTATCCGTGCGGCGAAAATGGAAAGTATGTTAAACCCGGGGAGGAAATTAACTGCTCATGCACATTCAGACCGATACCTCCGTGGGAGGACGTACCGGAAAGCTGAGGCGAAACATCGCATTTGACGGTAAATCAGTGCGAACATTCGACAGTGATGGGATTATGCACGTCTCCCGCACTCCGATATCAAAAGCCAATGTCTGCCGGTACAGGGGGAAAGAGATTGATGATTATGAATTGCTCAATCTACAGCCAGACAAGTATTACCGGTTTTACCGCGACCCTGACGAATTACGCAGAGCCGCACCAACCTTCAACAATAAACCCGTTTTAAACCAGCACATCGCATTCTCAATCATCAATCCACCTAAAGACGCAATTGTCGGCATGACCGGCGACGATGCCGTTTTTGAATCACCGTACCTGTTTCAGTCGATGACCATCACTGATGGCGCAATGCAGGCGGGGATTGAATCAGATCATCACCGTGAAATATCACCATCCTATTACTGGCGGGCTGATATGACACCCGGGGTAACTCCGGATGGTGAGGAGTATGACGGGGTGATGCGGGATATCGTGTGCAACCACGTTGCCATTGTACCGGACGGACGCACCGGCCCGGATGTTCTTGTGTATGACCAAAAACCTAAAGGCTATAACCTTATGACTAAATTAGAGAAATTCTGGGCAGAGAAAATTAAGCCGTTGCTGGCTAATGATGCCGATCCGGAAGCACTCAAAGACGAGCTTGATAATCTTGTGAAAGACGACGAGCAGACTCAGGCTGAGCGCGATAACGAATCTGAAGCCATGCGCATCAAAGAGCGCGAGGAACGCGAGCGCAAAGATCGTGAGCGTGACCGTGCAGAAGATGATGGCGATAAGGACGCGATCATTGCTCAGCTGCGTGCCGAACTGGCTGAGCTGAAAAAGCCAGCAGAAGACGAAGAAGAGAAAGTTGAAAAGGCTGTCAGCCTGGCAACCGACTCCCTGCGCCGGGAGTTTAAAGAGCTGCGTGAAGCGGAGCGTATTTGTGCGCAGCATGTCGGGACGCTGGCGTGCGATTCAGCAGAAGAGCTTTATCGCGCTACCCTGAAGCACGCAGGCATTGATACAAAAGGCGTTCATGCAAGCGCTCTCAAGCCGATGGTGCAAATGCTTTCCAACCGCCACTCACTCGCCAATGACTCTGCTCCGGTGATGACCCGTGACAGTAAGGTGGGCGTAATGAAAATGATTCGTGGGGAGAAATAAGATGCCTTTTCAGTCTGAAGTAAAAATTTATCGCGGCGTCGGCCAGGTTGGTCAGCCAGCTTCCGCATCTCCGATTGTTGCATTTGCAGGCGGGCCCGGTGCTTTCCGTGCAGATAAAGATGGTGTGATGATTGCGAGCTTTGTCTTCCGTTCAGCTCCTGGCAGTAAAATGCTGACCAATAAAGCGCCGTCCGAAGATGCAAAACCTCTTGGGTTCATTCAGAACCTTGCTCAGGCGATTATCAACTACCGTGAAAGCCAGTCTATGAAGATCGCTTCCGGCGTTGAAGTCTCTCCGAAGGTGGCTGGTGATTTCTGGGCTAAATCCTCAACAGTAGCCGTCGAAGGTCAGAAGGTATTCGCGTCACTTACTGACGGGTCAATCGTCACCGGCGCGGCAGGCGCAACAGTAGCTGGTCACGTTGAAACAGAATGGACCGTTTCACAGGGTGCGGCAATTGGCGACCTGATCATCATTTCTTCATGGAGCAAATAAGCATGACCCCAACATTACAGCAATTTTTACAGGTGACAGCCGAGCGCGGAATTCACTTTCAGCCGACACTGAAACATCTGGCATTTGATGCCGACCCGCAGCCGACTATGGGGGCTAACGGTGGTATTCCCGCTATCGTTGCAACTTTCATTGACCCGACCATCGTCAATACTCTGTTTGCGGATAACCGCGCAGTGCAGATTATCGGCAGTGAAGAGAAAAAAGGTTCGTGGGCGCAGGATTCATTCATGATTCAGCGCGTCGAAGGAACTGGTGATACTGTGGCGTATGACGACTACAGTGACCAGGGGGGTATTCAGGTCACGTCAGAATGGGAAGGTCGCGATGTTTATCGCTTCCAGACTATGGTGACGTATGGCGAACTGGAACAGGAGCGCTATGGCCTGGCTATGCTGCCGTATGTGGCCCGAAAGCAGGAAGAAGCGATTCGCATCATCGACCAGGACGCAAACAAGTTTTACTTCTACGGCGTTTCCGGCCTGCGTAACTACGGTCTACTGAATGATCCGGCGCTCCCTGCACCAATCACCCCGCTGACCGTTGACGGGAAAGTGACATGGAAAGACAAGGCCATTATTGATATTTACAATGATGTTCTTGCCATGTACGAGAAGTTAGTTGCGCAGACTAATGGTATCGTCGGCGATGGCGTAAACATGGACTCCAACTTAGTCCTTGCCCTGTCTAACAAGGCATCCGTATATGTCAAAAAGTCGAATGAAATCTTCGGTAACTCAGTAGAGAAAATGCTGAAGGATTCATTCCCTAACCTGACCATTGAAACCGCGCCGCAGTATTCCACCGAATCCGGTGAGCTGGCTCAGATGTTTGTTAAAGAAGCACGCGGTCAGAAATCAGGTTATGCGGCGTACAGTGAGAAACTGCGTACTCACCCGCTGATCCCGAACAGCTCCAGCTATAAGCAGAAATACTCTGCCACCACTTACGGCACCGTTATTCAGATGCCGGTGTTCTTTGTGCAGATGCTCGGCATCTGATTATTACTCACTGACTAAACGGCCCCGTAACAGGGGCTTTTTTTATGCATGAACAAAGGAGCAAGTAATGGCAGCAAAAAACGGAAGTTATGTAGTTGGATGTAAATTACCCAATGGTCTGATTATTCGCGGTGCCGGTAAGCAGCTCAAGCTGCAGGGTGCAAACTCAAGTCAGATTATCGGTGGTTACGGCACCACTGAGGATGTTCCAGCTGATATCTGGGATGACTTCGCTAAAAACTTTGCTGACTCCGCAATGATCCGCAATGGCGTGGTGTTTGCAGTTGGCGACATGAAGTCAGTCAAAGATGCAGCAACAGAGCGCGAGAATGTAAAAACCGGCCTGGAGCAGAAAAGCGAAAAAGATACCGTGACGAAAGCCGACAAGGAGTAATCCATGAATGAAGTTGCTCTGACGGTTAGCGGGTTCCGAGAAAGATATCCGGAGTTTGACAATGTGGCAGACGCAGCTGTGGATAATCTTTTTGGCATTGCCGGGCTCTATCTGGACAACACCTATCAAAGCGTGGTCACTGACTTAAAGATGCGGGAGTCTCTGCTTTATATGCTTGTCGCCCACCTTTGTTACATCCTGCACGGAGATAACAAAAAGAACGGAGGCAGCGGCATGGTGGGCCGGATTTCATCAGCCAGTGAAGGCAGCGTATCTGTAAGTTCCGATATCGGGGCTGTTGCTTTCCGCAATGCGTGGTACACGCAAAGCCCTTACGGGTGGATGTTTTGGCAGGCGACCAAGGTTTACAGAATGGGGGTATGGTTCAGTGGCACAGACTATCGTTGATTTCCTGACGGGAGTGGCGGAGGGGGTATCGAACCACACAGTGAGCGCCGGTTTTATCAACGGTGCAAATTACCCTGACGGAACACCTGTCGCAGAAGTAGCAGCAAAGAACGAATATGGTGATCCGCTGAATCATCAGCCGCCGCGTCCGTTTTTCCGCAATGCAATATCCGCAGACAGTGAAAGCTGGAAGCAAATGTTTGTCGCCGGACTACGTGCCGGGCACCCGCTGTCATCCACGCTTGAAATTATCGGTGAAACTATCGCTTCCGATATCCGGAAGAGCATCAATGAGCTGTGGAGCCCTGAATTGTCAGCTCTCACTATCGCTATCAGGCAGAAGCACGGCAACTACTCGGTGAAGCCTCTGCTTGATACCCGCTGGATGTACGACAACGTGACATACACAGTAGAGAAAGGGGCTGATTTATGAACCTCAGAGGAATAGCCAACGGGTTGACCAGCCGGATTAACCCGAATATCACAGCGACCGGCAGGCGGTACAAAGGTGAGACCACCGGGCCCGGAAGAAAGCCTGTGCCTGATTATTACCCGGATGAAGAGGTGACAGTGCAACTTCAGCCGCTTTCTGATGGCGATTTAAAGCACGTAGACGGCATGAACCTGCAAGGGCTGGTAAAGACACTGTTTATAAACGGCGCTTACTACGGGGCTAACAGGACGCTTAAAAAGGGTGGTGATTTGTTCATTATTGACGATCAGGAATGGCTAGTCGTTGATCCTGTTGAGCTTTGGCCTGACTGGTCGAGGGTAATCATATGCTTACAAACGACCTGACAGAGAACCAAATCATTGACCTGCTGGCTGATTTTCTTGAGCCGATTGTTGGCAAATGTTTAGGGGCCTACGCTAACCGAGTCCCAATGGAAGATGGGCAATTTGCAATGCTGTCTCCGCTGCGCTACATCCGCCACACGACAACAAAGGCCACCAGATTAAGCGATACAACGGAAGGTCTGTCCGAGGTTCGCCAGCTTGACGTTCAGGTGGACATATACGGCGAGAATGCCGGGGACAGAGCTGTAGCTCTTGAAACAGTGTGGGCCAGTGATTACGCCTACCGAAATACAGATGAGAGAATCGCGCCGCTTTACTCATCTGCAGCGATGCGCTCTCCGTTTGTTGACGAGTCCCGGCAGTGGTTTGAGCGTTACACCATCACATTATCCATGCAGGTTCACATCACGATAACCGTCGGTCAGGACTACTTTACCGATGTCGAATTTTCAACTGTACAGGTGAATAAATGATCCCATTAACAAAAGATTTTGCCATTTCATCCAATGCTATTTCCCCGGCGGGAACGGGTGTTGATGCCAATGGACTGATGCTGACCAGCGGTGACGCACTTCCGATTCCGCTGGCGACAGTTCAGTATTTCCAGACCGCAAAAGATGTGGCTGAAGTGTTCGGTTACGATTCTGACGAATATGAATGTGCCTCAGTCTATTTTGCCGGTTTTACCGGTGCGGCACAGTTACCCGCGCAGTTGCTTGTTGTCGGAATTCCCGCTGCTGCGACATCTGGTGGCCTTTATTCCGGATCCAATGCTGACGTAACCATGCAGGCCATCAATGCTCTGGAGGCCGGAACAATCAAGGTTTCAGTGGATGGAAAATCACAGACCAGCAGTAGTATTGACCTGACAACAGCACAGAGTCAGTCAGATGTGGCAACCGCGTTACAGGCAGCGCTTACCGGTGTAACGGTGTCCTGGAATCCAACATCAGCACAGTACGCCATCAAATCAGCCACAACCGGTGCAGGAAGCTCTGTTGGTTATGCCTCCGGGACAATCGCAACAGCACTTAAGCTGACTCAGGCCGGTGGTGCAAAATCATCAGCCGGAACAGACACAATGACGCTGGCTCAGGTTATGGATCACGTTGTTGATACGGACCAGAATTGGTTTGGTTTTGCCTCTGCTCAGGCGCTGACTAACGAGCAGCAACTTGAATTAGCGAAGTGGGGAGCCGGTCAGGATGCAGGAAACCGCTATCTGTTTGCAGCCAGCGTCAGCAATGGTGTTGAGAGCACCTTGTTTGATGAATGCACGAAAAATAATTACGGTGGTGTGTTCATTATGCACGGCGAACCGAAAAATGCTTTCTCTGCTCTCGCATGGGCTGCAGGGCTGGATTTCTCGGCAACAAACGGGCGGGTTAGTTATAAATTCCGCCAGTTTACCGGTATGTCTGACCAGGTAGATTCGCTGAAAGTAGCTAATGCACTGGAAGCAGCGGGCGTTAACTATTACGGCAATTATTCATCCAATAAAGTATTAAAAAATTACGCCGCTACCGGTGTTATTACCGGTCAGTTTAAGTGGTTGGATACATTCCTGGATCAGGTGTGGTTAAAAGCGAATCTGATTTCCGCATTTGCCAATCTGTTCACCAACAATCAGAGCTATTCATTCACCGAGGCCGGGTACACAGCAGTTAAAGCCGCGGCTCAGGACCCTCTGCAGCAGGCGATTAACTTCGGCGCAATCCGTAAAGGGGTAACACTGGATCAGTCTCAGATTCAGATTATCAATCAGCAGGTCGGCAAAGACATTTCCGGGTCACTGTTCTCTGACGGGTATTACTTCCACATCCCGAAACAGCCTGGGTCAAACCGCATTGAGCGCACACTGAAAGGCGCGGTCCTGTTCTGGACTGACGGACAGCTCATCCAGTCCCTTAATCTGCAATCCACCACGGTTTTATAAGGAGCATGAAAAATGCCTATTGATATTACCAGTGCTAACTCCAAGTTGCGCTGTACTGTGCCTGCGCTCTTCCCGACCGGGTTCGACTTTGACGACTTCGCCGCTGACCGCATGTTTGAAACCGCAGCACTGCAGATGAAAGAAGATGTGATGAGTGCTGACGGTAAGTATCACGCCGGTTTTATTTTTAACCCGGTGGAATTCACTATCAGCCTGTCTCCGACCTCCGAGGCCGGTAAAAACCTCGACCAGTGGTACGGTGCTGAGCGTGCAACCATCAGCGCGTTTGCCTGCAACCTGACACTGACCGTTCCGGCACTTGATGCCACCTGGAACTTCGTTAACGGCGTGCTGTATTCATGGAACCCGACACCGGTCGGCGCACGTATTTTGCAGCCGCGTCAGGCTATCTTCCACTTTGAAAGCGTAACACGGAGCTGATGATATGAGAAAGCAAGAGCGGATCACGATTGATAATCCGGCCAGCCGCGACCACGGGAAAACATTTGTAATTACCGAGAAACCGGCGTCAGAGGCATGGAGTATCTCGCAGGACTTATTCCGGATGATGGGTGAAACATCTTTCCTGTCAATCCCGGATGATGTCGTCCTGATGGGCTGCGCGGGTCTGGCTACCGTCGGTAAATCCGTTCTTGCCGCCTCCGGTTCTGCTGTTTCCAATGAACTTCTGGCGAGAATGTTTGATGACGTAAACATTGCTATCGAAAATGACGGCAAGACAGTTGAGCGTGCCGTCAATATCAAGGCAGACATTGAAGAAATCGACACTATCAACCAGATCCTTGACCGGGCCTTCTATATCAACTTTGCGTTCCTAAAGACAGACCGCGGGTAAACTGCCCCTTTATTCGCCGCGATGAAGCACCGCAGGGGCTTATCAAAACTGTCAACGTTTCTCCTGAGATGCATTCAATCATTGAGGCTGGCCGCGCCACCTTTGCCGAACTGTCATCCGCTCTCTCTGTGCGGGATATGTATGACATCCTGGAGTCTGTTGCTGTGAGTAATTACAACAAAATAGTCTGGCAGAGGTCGCAAAGATGATTGTCGAGCAGATGAAATACAAGCTCTCTGTGGAAACAGGGGGATTTCTTGATGCTACCAGGAAGATAAAAACCGAAACGGAGGACATGAAGGCTAAGGTTAAGCGCAATACCGGCGAAGTCACAAAAGGCTTTGGTGAGCTTAATCTGGGTATTCAGAAATTCAGTACCGAAGGGAAGAACGCATTTACCAGTGTAATGAGCGGTGCGGCTAAATTCCTTGGTGTGGCCGTCACTCTGGAAGGTGCAAGACGTGCATTTGTCAGCACAACGGATTCCCTGATTACGCTGGGTACACAGGCGGCGTGGCTGGGGATGAACGCAAAGCATCTGGATGCCTTTAATCGCGCAGCTGAGTCTGTCGGATCATCAAGAGAGGCTGTTGGTTCTGCACTTGGTCGCATGAATGAGTGGGACATCTGGAGTAAAACCAACGTAGGGCCAGCTCCGGCATATCTGGCTGCAATGTACCAGCTGCAAAGTGAGTCTGCAGTAAACATCATGAACGGGAAGAATGCTGAGGAGAAAACGCTCAGGGCATTCGAGGCAATAAAAAGCCTCAAAAATGAATCCCGCGCGCAGCAGCTTTATACATCTGCATTGGGCCTGAGTGATCCGGCACTGTTTCAGGCTATTCGCAGCGGTGAATACCAGAAAGCATTTGAGGAGTATAAGGGGAAGTCTCTGTACACTCCCGAAATGGAAGCCCAGGCGAAGCAGGTTAAAAAACTCATGACCGACCTGAATGCCGAAGCAAATAACTTCATGAATACCATGTACCTGAACTTTGCTCCAAGCGTAATGACTGGTCTTAGATCATTGAGCTCATGGATAAATGAAAACAAAGATGGGGTTATTGGGTTTTTCAAAGAATTTAAAGATGTGGCAATAGAGTTGGTCGATGCTCTGGGCGGGATGGATAAGGTTCTTGCGATACTTGTTGCTTATAAAGTGGGCGGCCCGGCGGCAGCGGCGGCAGTTGCCTACGGTATTGCCGCTGATAATGCCGACAAGAATGACCAGACATATAACTTAGGCTCAGGACTCAATCGTGGCGGAATGTCATCACCAGTGGTTGCTAAAAATACACCGGGGATGTTTATGCACCCACTTAAGCACGGCACTGAAAGAGAGGCCATCTCTCCGGAACAACTGAAAAGATATGAAAGTATGTTTTCTGTTGAGGATAGAGCCTTAATGGATAAAGTTGGTAATTTTTCCAAGGAGCAACAGCAGGCCCTGATAAAGGACGGTGCCGACAATTTCCTAAATATAGACAAGATTCTCGATGAAAAGAAAAAATCCGACAATGCTCAGCACCGAAGGGATGTTTTATTTGGTGATACCGCCGCAGGTGAGGCGGGAGAAAAAGCAAAGGGGGGGAGTGATACTGATTCCATCGGCGGAAGGTTAGGTTCTGGCAGAAAGCTAAAAAGTGGTGAGACGTATAAATACGAAACCGGTGAGTATTACGACGCGAACGGCAACATTGTTAACCCTGTAGAAACAGACGCCGGAACAATATCAATGGATCGCCTGTTGGACGCAGTTGCTTTCCGTGAGTCGCGCGGCAATCCGGCAGCTAAAAATCCACATTCAACAGCAACAGGAGCATGGCAATTTGTTGAAGGAACAGCCAGAGATAACGGATTAACCGTAAACCACTCTGCCGGAATTGATGACCGTCTGGACCCTGAAAAGGCCAGGGCCGCAGCCGATATTCTGATGCGTAAATTGCTAAAGCAATACAACGGAAACGTTGCTGATGCGTTGTTTGCGTACGCAGGCGGAGGCGGCGGAGTGAACAGAGTATTGCGCGGTGACAAAGGTGGGTTGAACAACGAGTCGGTGGAGTCTGTTTATAAGCTGGCTGAATACTTCGATGGAATTAATTTCGAAGCATCAAAGGTTCACCAGACTTTACAGGTACCAGGGCAACCACAGGCACAGCCACAGTTTTACGTCAACAATATGGAAATAAACAGCCAACCTGAATCTGTTGATGCTCTCTCAAACTCCATACAGGAACAAGCATCCCGCGCCGGAATGAATGTCTCATTCGATACAATGGGGAGGTGATCATGAGCTTTGCATCACTTAATGCCGCCAGTATTTTTAATGCGATAGGGGGCGGGTCTCCGCTCTCTATTATGACCAGCCTCCTGAAGCCGTCATACGTTATTAAGTCAGAGGATGGCAGTGTTACATTGCCGTTTGACGGTCTGAAAAATATCACCGCCAGTGGGTCCGCTAATGTGGTTACCGCGCCGGTCGAAAAAGGAAAGTATCAGACTATTAATAAGGTTAAGGAACCGAATCAAATAAAGTGTGAAATCCTACTCGATGGCCTGACCGGATTCTCCGGCAACATCCCCAATATTTTCAATATGACACTGACATCTCAGAATGCGTCACTGAAAATTATTCAGGAAATGATTGGTAAAGCGGCAATCTACAACATTGAAACACCTAAAGGGAATTATGACAGTTACGACCTGGTTAACTGGTCATATCAGGTATCAAGTCAGACCGGCGTAACCCTGCTTACTGTTTCATTGTATTTCACTGAGATCATGCAGCAGATGGAAGTCACTTTGGGGTCACCGCAGTCTCAGGAAAAGCCAATAAATAACGAGGACTCTCCGGGGACCGATGGCGTAGCAACAACTGCAGAACAGCAGGCCGGGACAGGAACCCCCACGGCAGACACGCTGAGCAAAGAGAGCTCATTCCTCAGTGATGCTCTTGATTTTGCTAGGGACACATACAACACAGCATCAGGCGCGGTCAATAAGGCTCTTGATTATGTGGCTGGAGAAATTAATTCTGCTATGGATGCGGTCAACGCATTTGCCAATGAGTCCCCGTCAGAAAGGGTTGCTCAACAGGCGATAGATGACTTAACAAGGAAGGTACTATGATCAGGATATCACTAACCCCCGGTAAAGCTCAGGCGGTACGTGTGACACTGGCTGATCAGGATTGCCTTATCCGGCTTGTGCAGCGTGATTCTGGCCTGTATATGGATTTAACTGCTAACGATACCGTAGTTTTTACCGGAGTCCCCTGCCTGTATGCCACACGCATTGTCAGATACAAATACCTGCCATTTAAAGGTGACCTGTTTTTCCTGGATAAAGAAGGGTCAAGTGACCCTGTTGGTGACGGTCTCGGAATCCGGTTTAATCTTTATTACGTTGAGGATTAGCCATGTACAGGAATAACCGGCTCAAATTTGTATTCAGAACACGGAATATCCTTATAAATGGCCGTGATGACAACATCATTACACTGGATAACTGCCGTGCAAACGTGAAGATAACCAACGGCGGTATCGCGATGGGCGGCAATGCGGAGTTCACTATTTATGGACTTAGCGGCGACCTCATTGCATCCCTGTGTAAGGTAGGCGGATATACCAGAATGAAAGAGAACATGGCGGAAATGGAAGTTGAAATATACGCCAACGACTCTCTCGCATACTCTGGCGGAGTCTACTACGTCAACGCAAACATGAATGAAGTCCCGACGGTAGGTATTAACTTTCGGTCTGCCGGAGGATATGACCTCTCTGTCAGCGATGCCCCAGATTATGCCTTCAAAGGGACGCGGACACTCAGCGAAATACTGAAAGGGATATGCGAAAAATCAGGCTACACCTTTGTAGATCGCGGAGTAACCGGTACGCAAACAAACGGTTATTACTCCGGATCACCACTGAAACAGATTCGTGACCTGTGCGCTAATGCCATTCTCAGTTATGCCATCAGCGGGAAAACAGTAACGGTATGGAACAAGATAAAAAATAAAGTTGCAGAAACAAGGGCCTTGGTTTCTGCTGAGAATGGCCTCATTGGATATCCGGTTTACACCCCTGATGGCCTGACTATTCAGACCCAGTATTCACCATACATAGCACAGGGTGAACAACTCAGACTGGAAACCTCTCTGCCTGGGGCTAGTGGTGACTATGCCGCCTACCTTGTAACTCATTATCTTACTTCGTGGGAGAAAAATGGGGCTTGGCACACAGTGGCCGTTATCACGCCGTTTGTACCGGAAAAGGAAAAATCATGAAACCAGTATCCTCAATAGCTGCATTAGGGTCTGATGCCGACAGCCTGCTTTATAACCTTGAATCATTCCTCAGCGGCAAGCACTTTATTGAAATCGTCATGGTGACGGCGGTGTACGGAGAAGCGCCAAATTTGAAGGTAGACTTTCTTCCGCTGGTAACCAGAACAACAAATACCGGTGCACCAATCCCGAATGCTCAGGTTTATGGAGCCAGCGTATTCCGCCTGCAGCGAGGTAGCTCTGCAATCATAATGAATCCGGTGGTCGGTGATATTGGCATGGCACTGTACTGTGACAAAGACAGCGACAACGCCAGACGGGACCGGATATCAGGAGCGCCGAACACAACACGCTGTCACAGCCGGATTGATGCTCTTTATCTTGGCGGATTGCTTAATCAGCAGCCGGATCAGTTTATTGAATTTGCGGATAACGCTATCAATATCACCAGCCCTAACCCCGTTAATGTTACGTGCTCAAAGGCGAAAATTATCGCACCCGATGGTGTGACAGTTGACTCTCCGAATTCTCACTTCACTGGGAACATCACCGCTGACGGGAACATCACCGATAATGCAGGTTCTCAAAGTTCCAGCGTTAAGGCCCTGCGTGATGCGTACAACAAACATAAGCATCCGGTGACCGGCGTAGAGTCGGGAGAAAGTACTGTGACCAGCAACGCACCGGAGGAACAGGTATGACATACGCAACGATCGCTCTTGATGAAAATTGGGACTGGACCATCGATAAAAACGGGAACATCGCCAGCAAAACCGGCGGCGAAGCCATAGCGCAGGATGTTGCCAGTGCATGCGCCACTTTTCTCGGAGAAGTGTATTACAACGACAAACTCGGAATACCCTATCAGACAGAGATACTCGGGAAAGCTTTCTCATCGGCATATCTTTCCGGAAAGCTGGAGGAAGAGGCCAGAAGAATCGAACCCGTGACGGACGCAGTAGCGTCCGTTTTCTTTGATGGTGTCACAAGAAGGGTTTCGGCAAAAATAATGACGCAAACCGGTGATGGTGAAACTCAGGAGATTTTATTGTGACAGTGAAAACAACAGCGGTCCCGCCGGTCGTCATATCAGATTCTGGGATTAATGTTCCAGATACCGCAGATGTCCTGTCCGGCAGGCTGACGGATATCATTAATGCCCTGCCCGGTGGGGCCAGTGAGTCTCTGACATCTCCGCAGGGGCAAATCGCAATTACTGATACTGCAATCATAGCGCAAGTTTACAGCGATCTGGCCCGTATCGTTAACCAGATAAACCCAGATTTTTCACAGGGCCGGTTTCAGGACGGGATAGGGCGAATTTATTTTATTGACCGCATCGCTGCAACACGAACAACTGTAACAGCTCAGATCACCGGCGAATACGGAACCGTGCTTCCGGCAGGCACTAAGGCTGTGGATGTTAAGAATAGGACCTACAGCCTGGTGAATTCAGTGACCATTCCTGCTTCCGGAAGAATAGACGCTGTTTTTGCCTGCGATACCACCGGTGCAATAACCTGTGGAGCGGGGGAGTTAAACCGCATCTACACTGCTGTTTCAGGTTGGGATTCGGTTAATAACCAGTACGCCGGTGTTTTAGGTGCACCTGTCGAATCGCGGGTCTCGTTTGAGGCGAGACGCAGGGAATCTGTTGCCAGAAATTCAAGAAACCAGGACGGTTCCACCCGGGCGGCTTTACTGGAGGTGAGTGGCGTCACGGATGCGTATGTCTGGTCAAACAGAAAAGGTGAATCTGTCGTAGTTGATGGGGTCACCATAGCCCCTCACTCTCTTTATGTCAGCGTTTACGGAGGAGAGGATAAAGACATTGCTGAAGCCTTGTTCAGCACTTGCAATCCTGGTTGCAACATGAACGGGGAGAAAGAATTTACTGTTTATGATGAAACCTATGATAAACCGCAGCCTCAGTATGTCATGCAATGGCATCAGGCCGTTCCGGCAAAGGTATATTTTAAAGTCGAAATAGATAAGTCGCTGAATCCGCCAAGCGATATCACCGAGCAGGTGAAGCGCGTAATCACTACTGTTTTTTTCGGTCAATATCCAAACATCAGCAAGGCCAGGATTGGCGGCGATGTTACAGCCGGTCGTTATTATGCCCCGGTCATCGGAATTCAGCCTGACAGCGTGAGCATATTGTCACTCGGGGTTTCATTAGATGGCTCCTCATTTTCTCCGTCAGTACATATCCCAGTCAGCTCGGTACCGGTTATTGATGACTCCACTATAGAGGTGACGCTTGTATGAATAACTGGCCGGAAACCGTGATCAGGCAATACAGCGGTGCTGAACGGATCATGAGCATCCTTGATACGTTCAATCAGGCCGTCAGTATTGATGATTTTACTGACCAATTTATCACAGATGTATGGGATGTCCTGACGGCAAAAAGCTACGGGCTTGATGTATGGGGGAAGATTGTCGGGATAGGCAGAAACATTATTTCCCCCATAGAGTCTGATTCATTCGGATTTGCGGACGGATTTACCCCCTTCAATGACGCTCCGTTCTTTGCCGGTATTCAGGAAACAACCAATGTTCGCCTTGGCGATGATGCATACCGAACTCTTATTTTATGCAAAGCATTCAGCAATATCAGCATAGCTACCATTCCGGAATTTAATCGGTTTCTTACCATGTTGTTCAAGGGGCGAGGAGTGGCATTCTGCAGTAATTACAAAGAAATGACGATGGGAATTATATGCGCGTTTGAGCTGCAGCCTTATGAGGCGGCGATATTGCAGAACTATGACGTAATGCCGGCGCCGAGCGGGGTAAGAATAGAAGTTCATGAGTTGATCCCGCCGTATTTTGGTTTTTCTGAAGATGCCTACCCGTTTAATGACGGAACTTTTTATAAAGGGTGAAAAATGAAATTAAATGATATTCCCAAGCTGATGCCAGTTCCTTTTGGGATTAGCGGACCAAGAACTGAACTTTTGGAGGCATCCCCTGCTGGTGACAGAAAGGCCTCATATAAGGATGGCTTCCCTCCAATAACTATGCTGCTGAAATCCGCCGGTGGTTTGCCACCAGATGGCGGGAATATGAACCAGATTCTGTTTGAACTGGCAAGTGGTCAGCGGTGGTCAAATGCAGGAGCTGGCTATAAATTCAATAAGACGTTCAGTGATGCTGTGGGAGGTTACCCCAATGGTGCTAAACTTATATCTAATGACGGGGCGAAAATATACGTCAGCACGAAAGATGACAATAAAACGGACTTTAATGCATCTCCTGGTGCGGATTGGGTGGAACTTGGCGATTATATTGGCCTGGATTTAAAACTGGACAAATCGAAGGTAACTAACTCGCTGATTAACAGCAGAGAACTTGTTCCAACCACTGCTCTGTTGATTGATAATCTGGCGCTGAAACAGCCCGTTGGTGATTATCAGGAAGCAGGACACAGCTACTCAAAAACAGAGTCTGATGATAAGTATCAGCCTAAAGGTGATTACGCGCGTGCGGCTGACCTGAAAAAACTCATTAAGCCCGGATTTACTATGCTGACAATGCTGGATGAGGCGGATATTGCCCCGCCGTGGTATGTCATTAATGGTGACCGTTACGGTATAGACACACATCAGGGGCTGGTTCTGCGGGCATTTTCAGCTGACTTTAAAGCAAGATGGAACATTATTCAGACATCCGAAACAATCACATTGCCGAAAGTGCAGCAGTCTGACGGGCGTATGCCGTTTCTGCGCCCTGTAAACGGAACTGCCCGGAAGACCGGGACTGTAACCGGCGATACCATCCGTAACTTTACCGGTGAATTAGGTTATGAAGCCAACTACGGCCTGACAACTGGTGAACGTGATGTGAACGGTGTTTTCCGTGCTATCGGGGCATCCAAAGGCTCGTTCATGGGCGGTGGTGGCGGCCGAAGTCTCAATATTATGTTTGATCCGTCAACAGTGGTTCCGACCGGCTCAGAAAACAAACCCCTCGACATCGGTGTAACATGGATTATGTATTTAGGAGTGTAATTCAATGAAAGATATAAACTATTACTATAATGATGAGCACCCGTTACGCCCATTAATCGGTCAGAGTTATGCAAATGAGGACTCTCTCCCGCCGCTGAATGCGCTGCGTATTGAACCTGATTTTAAAGAAGGTTTCTGCCCATGCGAAAAAGATGGGGCCTGGATTAATATCCCGGACTATCGCGGCGTGACAGCCTATGACAAAGAGACAGCGCGGGCGGTGATTATCGATGATGTAGGTGAACTGCCGGACAATCTCACCACCATTGCGCCTGATGTGGAATTTCCGAAGTGGGTAGGTGATAAGTGGGTGACGAATGGAAAAGTGAAAAAAGAAAACGATACTGCGGCAGCGGAAGCGAAAAAACAGGGATTACTAGCAGAGGCTGCCGTTATCATTGACCCGCTTCAGGATGCTGTAGAGTTGGAGATGGCAACTCCGGA